AAAAACCAGAGTCATATAGTATTCTTATAAATGGGGAAGAGGTATACACATGCCTCACCCAAGGAGAATACTTCGATATGATGGAAGACTTAGCGATTCAATTCTATCAAACAGGTCTTCCACATCCTGATACTATCAAAACTAAAATTAATACAGAGTAATTATGGCAATTTATTCAAGTACGAATACACTTAAGGAGGCGACACCCAAAAAAACTCGTCAAGGAAGAGGAAAACACTCAAAATATGCACCTACATCCCGCAACTCGGCTCGTAAAAAGTACAGAGGACAAGGAAAATAACCGCAGTGTCTCGAAAGGGGCACTTTTTTTATGGGGAAACGGGTATAAATAATAAAAAACCTTTGTCCAATGGCGATTAAGAGGGTATCTAGGGCATTTAAAGACATTTCGTTGTCTTTTAAACCTCATCCTGTAACAAATGATTTACAAATATTGAAGAATGCGGATGCAATTCGTAGATCAGTAAGAAATATAGTGCAAACAATTCCTACTGAACGCTTCTTTAATCCTTTGTTAGGTTCAGAAGTCCAAAGAAGCCTATTTGAATTCGTTGATTTTGGTACTGCATCTACAATTAGACAACAAATATCAATCGCATTAGATAACTTTGAGCCTAGAGTTGAAAATGTGGATGTACTAGTTGATCCTAACAATGATTCTAATAGTTTTGATATCACTGTTATTTTTGATATTGTAGGACAAGAGTTCCCAACACAAGAATATTCGTTCATCCTAGAAGCAACAAGATAATATGCCTTTTACTAAATTTACAGATCTTGATTTTGATCAGATAAAAACATCAATTAAGTCATATCTCCGTGCAAATTCTACTTTTACGGACTTTGATTTTGAAGGATCGAACTTTTCTGTCCTTATAGACACCTTAGCTTATAATACGTATATTACAGCATTCAACTCAAACATGATTGTGAATGAATCTTTCCTAGATTCAGCAACAGTTAGAGAAAATGTTGTATCATTAGCAAGAAATATAGGTTATGTACCTCGCTCTAGGACGGCAGCCACGGCACAAGTATCATTTGATGTAGGTCTAAACATAACTTCACTTAATTTAACCCCTACAGCAACCATAAAGGCAGGTTTAGTGTGTGTAGGAGACGCAAATAACACCTCATATGTGTTTTCAACGTCTGAAGACATCTCTACACCCATCAAAGAACCCTCTCCAGGCACTTTTGTAGCATCATTTAACAATATTTTGATAAGAGAAGGGACATTTCTCAACAAAGTCTTCACATTTGATGGTTCATTAGACCAAAGATTCATTTTAGACAACCCAAATATCGATACTTCGACCATAAAAGTGTATGTTAAGGGGCCTAGTGATGGATCTGGGACACTTGGAGTTGAATATTCACTAGTTGACAACATTTTAGACGTAGATGCAACCTCAGAAATCTTTTTAATACAAGAAGTTCAAGATGAAAGGTATGAATTGTTGTTTGGTGATGGAATAATTGGTAAAAAGATAGAAAATGACGCAATAATTACTGTTCAATACATTATTACTGATGGAGATCAGGGAAATGGCATTGGAAATGGCAATAGTTTCTCATTTTCAGGAAGAATTGTTAATCCACAAGGAGGATCAATCACTCTTACAGCAACTCCTACTGTATCTACCGTTCAGGCCTCCACAAATGGGTCTGAAATAGAGTCTATTAGTTCAATTAAGTATTATGCTCCTAGAATCTATTCTTCCCAGTACAGGGCGGTTACACCTAGAGATTATGAGGCTATAGTAAAGAAGATTTACCCTGATACAGAGTCAGTTGCAGTCGTTGGTGGTGAAGAAATGGATCCACCAGAGTTTGGTACTGTTACTATTAGCATTAAACCAAAAAATGGTACATATGTATCTGCATTTAATAAAGGTAGGATTTTATCTCAGTTAAAACAGTACTCTGTATCTGGTATTAATCAAAAAATAGAAGATCTTAAAATACTATATGTGGAAATTGATTCTGCAGTTTATTTTGATGAAAATAAGGTTTCTACTTCTTCTGCTCTTCAAACAAAAGTTATAGGTGCATTAACTGCATATTCAGATTCTGTAGATATGAATAAGTTTGGTGGTAGATTCAAATATAGTAAAGTACAGCAAGTAATTGATACTACTGATACGGCCATTACTTCTAATATTACCCGTGTGCGTATTAGAAGGGATTTGAAGGCAGCAGTAAATCAATTTGCTCAATATGAACTATGTTTTGGTAATCAATTCCATGTAAACGCATCAGGAAAGAATATTAAATCTACTGGGTTCAGAATATCTACTAATACAAAAACTGTTTATCTCACCGATACACCAAATTCAGATTTAAAAACAGGTGTTGTTTCTATTGTTGAATTGAAAGATGATGGAACTGAAAATATTGTTTCTGGTTCAGCTGGAACTGTAGATTATATGAAAGGAGAAATTCTTCTTGGTACAGTAAATATTACATCAACACTTAATGACAGTGGTGTCATAGAAGTACAAGCAATCCCTGAATCTAATGATGTAGTTGGTCTAAAGGAACTATACCTTAATTTTAGTCTTTCAAAAAGTACAATAAATATGGTTAGGGATGTGATAAGTTCAGGTGATGAAATTACTGGAACTAGCTTTATTAAAGACTTCTATACTTCAAGTTATCTAAACGGAAAATTAATACGAGAGTAATCGGAATATGATCCAAACTGGCATTGAACCGAAAGTAAAGGTTCAACAAATTATTGAAAATCAGCTGCCTGAATATGTATTGAGTGAGAGTCCCAATGCAGTAGAATTTTTTAAGCAATATTATATTTCTCAAGAATATCAGGGTGGTGTTATTGACATCTCTGATAATTTAGATCAATATTTAAAATTAGATAATTTAACTCCAGATGTTGTTATAGGACAAACAACTCTTTCTACTGGAATTACTACAAGCAGTGATGTAATTCCTGTTTCTAGTACAAAGGGTTTCCCCAATGAATGGGGTCTATTAAAGATTAATGATGAGATTATAACTTATACTGGAGTAACAACTAATAGTTTTACTGGTGCTAAACGTGGTTTTAGTGGTATTACAAGTTATCATCAAGAATTAAATCAGGAAGAATTAACATTTTCTACTTCTAGTACTGCAGATCACTTATCGGGTACTTATGTACAAAACTTAAGTTCTTTATTTTTACAAGAATTTTATAAAAAACTCAAGTTTTCTCTTACTCCAGGGTTAGAGAATGTTGATTTTGATGCAAATTTAAATGCAGGTACCTTTATAAAGGAAGCAAGATCCTTATATAACTCTAAAGGAACAGAAGAATCATTCAGAATTTTATTTAATGCACTTTATGACGAAACTCCAAAAGTTGTAAATTTAGAAGAATATCTATTAAAACCATCTTCAGCTAACTATGTTAGAAGAGAAATTGTAATTGCAGAAGCACTTCCTAATATAAGGTTAGATTTGGAGGATGGTGATGTTACCAAATTAGCAGGACAAACACTCTTTAAAACATCAGATATTAACACCAATGCTTCAATATCTGAGATTGAAAGTTTTACTAGAGTCGGTGTTGCACTAACAACTAGTCAAAATTATTATAAATTATCACTTTTTATTGGTTATGATGACTCTGATTCAACAATTCGAGGTAATTTTGATATTACTCAAGCAACTAGATGTCTTGATAATATCGGTGCTGGTGCATCAGTAATTACGGTTGATTCAACTGTAGGGTTTGGCCAGACTGGAACTATCATATCGGCTGGTAATACATCAATTGATTATACAAGTAAGAGTGTTAATCAGTTCTTTGGATGTACTGGAATAGGTGTTTCCATCAAGAAAGCAGATGAAATAAGAAGTAATAACACATATTATGGTTATGAAGATGGGGATATTAACAAAAAGGTAGAATTAAGACTTACTGGTGTACTCTCAGAGTTTGAACAGGTATCTACAAACCTGAATATTAACGAAGGTGAGATAATTTCAGTTAAAAGTGTTGGTGACCTTATAAAAAATCCAGCAACAAACGCAACATTTAAGGAAGTTTTTGCAAATTCTTGGATTTATAACACAAGTTGTAGATATTTTATTGAAGGACAGTCCTTTGCGACTGCAAGTAGCTTTACTTCTAAGGCAAAAATTGATAAATCCAGTCTAAAAGCAGGTGATCTTGTTGAAATTGTCCTAAGTGGGTCAAATAATATTGCAGCATTTACTAATGGAAACTTAGAAAGTACTATTTTATCAATTTCTGGTGATTATAACATTACTTTATCTGATTCTTATACTGGAATTGGTGCAATTGACATCAGAAGAAAACCAAATTATGCAGTTAGTACTGCAGTTCCGTTACAATTTAGTAACATATTGTCAGATACGGCAAATTTATATATTAAGGAGGATAGTGATGAAGCATATTACGCATCAAATTCACTCCCATCTGGAAGAGCTGGTGTTACTACCGACTTCTTAAATGTTATAACCACTGATGTTAAGTCGGCAACTGCTACTGGATTGGATGATTTAATAACAAATACATTAGATCAATATAGTACTGTTGTATTTCCATCTGCAGTTCCATTCTTTACAGGTGATGAAGTATATTATGATCCAGCTGGTGCTCATTATGTTGGATTAGCGACTGGTAGATATTTTTGTGAGATTGTTTCTACTGATAAAAAGAAGATTAGACTATATGGATCTAGAGCAGCTATTGAGAGTGTTACTTATATTCCATTGCAATCTACTGGTGGAACACATAAATTTATATTAAATTCCCAGAGATCAGAGGAAATAGCACCACAAAAATCACTTAAGAAGTTTGCATTAACATCATCTTCAAATAGAGCAGATCAAACAGAGACAGATCCAGGAACAACTGGTGTGCTGATTAACGGTGTAGAGATTATTAACTACAAGTCTGAAGATAATGTTTATTATGGCCCATTAAAATCTGCAAATGTTGTTACTAGTGGTACTGGTTATGATGTTGTTAATCCACCAAATATAGAAGTTAGTGCTGGTGTTGGTACAAATGCTTTAATACAACCAGTATTGCAGGGTTCTATTAGTAAAGTTTATATTGATCCTCAAGGATTTAATATCAATGAAGTTCAAAGTATTAATGTTGTTGGTGGTAATGGTACTGCAGTTTTAGAACCAATAATTGCTAATCAGTCAAGGATAGTTGAATTTGATGGTAGACAAACAGTTTATTCTGGTGGTGTTGATGAATCTGCTAATACTATTTCATTTTTAACTAATCATACATTCCAGAATGCTCAAGAAGTAATCTATAAGTCTAATGGAAATGAAGGTATTGGTCTTGATGTAGTTACAGAAACTTTAGTTAATAATGCTTCTTATTTTGTTGAAGTAATTAATAATAGAACAATTAAATTATATGACAGTGCTATAGATGCAATTAATAGAACTAATGTAGTTGGTTTAGGTATTTCTAATACTAGTGGAATACATATGTTTTCTACTTTACCTAATGAAAAAACAGTTATTGGTATAGAAGTTATAGATGGTGGAACATTAACTAATAGAAAATTACATGTTAAACCTACTGGTATATCTACACAATACAATAAAGTAGTATATAAAGATCATGGATTTGGTAGTGGTGATATAGTTGAATATACAACTGCTGTAGGTGTGGGTACAACGGTTCCACAAGCCATTACTGGATTAACAACAAGTACAGGAATAACCACAACTGCAAATTATTATCACGTTCTTAAGGTTGATAATGATTCATTTAGATTAACTAATGCTGGCCTTGGTGGAACAGATCCAACTAATTTCAATAGAGATAACTTTGTTAAGTTTGAATCTGAAGGTAAAGGATTCCAAGTCTTCAAATATCCAGATATTTCAGTATCATTGAAGTATTCTCCTATCGGATTTGGTACTATTACTCAATCTATCGAAGAGATGATACTTACCCCTAGTGTTACAGGTAGTATCATTGATGCTTATTTGTATGAACCTGGTACTGGTTATGGTACAACTATAATTAACTTTGAAAAGAAACCTGTAATAACTATCCAAAATGGTAGAAATGCATCATTAAAACCAAATATCATTGGTGGTAAACTTGATAGTGTTGATATTAGCTATGGTGGTGTAGAATATTATTCAGTACCTGATTTAGAAATAACTGATGAAACAGGAGCAGGATCTGGTGCTAAATTAAGACCAATTATAACCGATAATAGAATATCCTCTGTAGAGGTTGTTAGTTCTGGTATTGGATATTCTGCAGCATCAACTAATATAAAAGTAACTTCTGCAGGTAAAAGTGGTAGTATTGATTGTTTTATTAGACCATTAACCATAGATATAATTCAAAAATACGGTGAAGATGAAATATTGGTAGAAAGTGATAATAAGTTAAAATATACAGTTGTTGGGTATGGAGAAACTTATAGAACATCATTCGGTGAAGTTGGCACAGGTATAACCATTGCATCTAAGATTATTGGATGGGCTTATGATGGAAATCCAATTTATGGGCCTTTTGGTTATTCAGATCCTCAAGATTTTAACTCAACTCCAAAAAGATTAATAAGTGGTTATTCATTAGATTCTTCTAGTGTGTTTGATAGACCTTCTACTACAGTATTCCCAGAAGGATTCTTTGTAGAAGATAATAAATTTGATGATTCTGGTGATTTGGATTTAAATAATGGTCGTTTTGGAAAAACTCCTGAGTTTCCAGATGGAATTTATGCTTATTATGCAACTATAAAAGATAGTAGTTCTCAAAATAAACCAGCGTTCCCATATTTTATAGGAGATAGTTATAGATCTATTCCACAAGAACAGGTTTTAACTCAGGATTATGATTATGCAACAAATAATCTTATTAGGAATACATTTCCATATAGAGTTGCTGAAAAAGATATTGATAATGACTTCATTATTGAAACCAATGAAATTTCCAATCAGAAGGCAGTAATAGAATCAGTTACATTGGGTAGCATTGATGAATTAAATATTGTTGATTCTGGTGAGAATTATCAAATAAATCAAGGATTAATATTTAATGAGGAAGGAACAAGTGGTGAAGGATTAACAAGTAAAATTTCTTCTTTGAAAGGAAGACCTATTATTGATGTCCAAACGGCCGTTACTTCTTTTAATAATTCAATATTAACTTGGAATCCTGATAGTGTTCGAATTAATATTTTACCTCAACATTCTTTAGTTAATGGTGATAATGTTGTTATTTCTGGACTATCTACAGTTTTAACTGAAGTAAATGGAAGATATCAAATTGGTATAGTAACAGGAAGTACTCAACTAATTGCACAAGTACCTACAGTTGGATCTATACCAAATGCAAGTGAATTATATGTCTCATCAGTACCTGCGTCGTTAGGTATAGGTAATAGCATTGTAGTTGGTTCTGAAACAATGCAAGTTTTAGAAATATACCCAACTGAGAAAATAATAAAGGCAAATAGAGCTTCTGCAGGTGTTTCACATGATGCAGGAAGTAAAGTTAATATAGTACCTGATTCATTTACTATTCCTAAGGTTGTACCTCATTTTGAGTCAAAATTAAACAATATTGCATATTTCAACCCAATTCAGCAAGTTGGTTTTGGTACTACATCTGGTATTACACATTCATCAACTTTTGGATTTGGAAGTACTACAATTACAAGAAATATTCCAACTCAAACAATTTACTTACCAAATCATAAGTTTACAAATAATGAACCAGTAACTGTTTCAGTTCCTGGTGGAGCAGCACAAATATCTATTGCTAATAGTTCTAATACTTCTAGTTATAATTTACCACAAGAAGTATTTGTTACAAATAGAGGTGTTAATTATATTGGTATAAAAACTGGTGTTGGTATAGGTTTCTCAGATGTATATTTCATTGGTGGTGGTACTAACTATAATAATTATTTAATTACTACTAAATTTGAGCAAGTATTAGCAACGACACAAGAAATTATTTCAACTGTTTCTATTTCTACAGCATTTACTCATGGGTTAGTTGTAGGTGATCAGGTTGATTTAGAAGTTAAATCTAATCTTTCAGTTGGTATAGGAACATCCACAGGTGTAAGACTTAAGAGAAATGCAGATACTGGACATATTTTAGTTAATCCTATTAATTTTAATAATACTGGAATTAATTCAATAACTAATGAAATAACTTTAAGTGAGCATGGATTAAAAACAGGAGATATAGTTTTCTATGAGGCCAATGATGTTGCTAGTGGATTATCAACTGGTAGTTACTTTGTATTTAAAGTTAATGATGATGTTATTAAATTAACTGAATCATCTAAAGATGCTTATACCAATCCACCTATTGTGGTTGGAATGGCTGATACTGGAGGATCCACACAATCTCTTTCCTTAATAAATCCATCCCTATTTACTGTTGGAAATAGTAATTTAATATTTGATATAGTTGATCCGTCTTTAGAGGGATATAATCTTAAATTCTATTATGATAATCAGTTTAAGAATGAATTTGTTTCTACTGGATATACAGGTGCATCTGCATTTACTATAACAGGTGTTGGAACGGCTGGTATTGGTACCCTTGCAACTAAGACTTTAAATTATGATAGTATGCTTCCATCTGAGTTATATTATAACTTAGAGAAGGGTGGATTTATTAGTACTGCAGATACTCAAGTTGAAGATCATTCATTAATTAATTTCTCAGATAGTTTATATAACGATAGTTATAATGTTATTGCTACAGGATCTACAACATTTGATATTTCTTTAAAACAAATTCCAGAAAGATTAGATTATTCATATGAAATTAGTTCTTTAGATTATACTACAACGTCTTTAACAGCATTTGGTGGTGTTGCTAAGGCAGATGTTAATTTTAGTGGATTTGGGTATAAGAGATTGCCTAGTTTTAGTGGAATTGGTACTACTACCACAGGATCAGGTGCATATATTATTCCTGCTTCAAAATCAATTGGTAATGCAAATCAGGTAAGAATAATTAATGAAGGATTTGAGTATTCATCCGATAAAACTTTAAAACCAAATGCATTTATTTCACCTTTAATTGTTGTTGAAAATTCAAATACAATAGGTGTAGTTACTGTTACTAATGGTGGTGATGGTTATCTATCTGCTCCAAATGTATTAATGGTAAATCCAACTACAAGGCAGAGAATTAATTCTGGTTTATTAGAAGCAACATTAACAGGCCCTGCAATAGGAAATGTTGAAGTAGTTGTAGCTCCATCTGGATTACCAGAAGTACCTGTAGAATTGTATACAACTAATAATACTAATGGTATTGGTATTAAAACGGTTACTAGTAATAATACTGGAATATTTACTTGTTATATTACCACTCCATCAACAGGATTCTCTCCACTTCCATTTAAAGTAGGTGATGAGGTCTTTATAGAAAATATGGTTAAAGTTGGTACTGCTGGTACTGGATTTAACTCTATAGAATTAGGTTACAGATTCCCTAAAGTTATAGCATATACAACAGGTACGACAGATTCAGTAACCCTTGATGCAACTGAATTCACAACAAATTGTGGTGTTGCTGTTACTGATCAGGGATCTTTAGCAGTAATCATTAATAGGAATAATTATCCAACATTTACAACATATCAATATCCATCACAATTTATTGTTGGGGAACAAATAGTTTCAAACGATGTTGTAAGAGATTTATTTATTACTTCAACTGAAGATGATGCAAGAAATCCTGACTTTATTAAAGTTTTTGGAACTTATGAATTAAGTCCTGGTGAAGTTATTGTTGGAAAGGACTCTGGAACAATAGCTGCTATTGTTAGTCTTACTGAAAACCTTGGAAAATATTCTGTAAGTTATGCGGCTAAAAAGGATATTGGTTGGACTAATGATACTGGAAAATTAAATTTAGATAATCAAGTACTTCCTGACAATGATTATTTCCAAAATCTTTCATATACAGTTAAGAGTAGTCAAGAATATAGCACATTAAGAAGTCCAGTAAATGGATTACTTCATACTGCAGGCCTTAAGAACTTTGCAGATACAGGAATTACATCAACAACAGTAGTATCTGGAGTTGGTAGTACAGATCAATCAACTTCTATTATTGATCTAACAGGTGATGAAAGAGTAGATACACTTTATAATTGGACTACTGCATATGATTTAGAATATAACAGCACTGTTGGTAATCTAGCTTTAACTGGTAAAGCATCTAAATTTGTTGAAGTTGAAAATAAGAGATTATCATCCTACTTACTTGGAAAGAGTAATCAAGTTTTGATAGTAGATGATATTAATAGACAATTCTCAAACTTAGATGGTGAACCAAGTGAGTTTTTAAATTTATTTGAAATAGAAGCTTCTCAGGTTAATACTTTTGAATCTTTGTTTGTTAGAGTTACTAATCTAGATCAAACTGATATTCAAACAGCAGATTTGGTTCTATTGAATAATTTTGGGACAGAATCTGTATTATTAGAGAAGCAGAAATTAAATGATGAAACATCTATTGGAACTTTTGATGTTCAAGAAACTTCTCTTGGAGATAGTTACCTTAGATTTATTCCTTTACCAGATGCATATAACACTGACTATGATGTTAAGGTTATTAGAACACAATTCAATGAACTTGCAGGTGTAGGTACATATGCAGTAGGATTTGTTAATATAACTGGTTCTGTTGGTATTGCTACAACTCTTTCAGCAGGAATAACAACTACAAGAATTGTTGGTTTAAATTCTGAGAAATATAGTTCATTACATTTACAAAATCATTTATTAAATGAAACAACAAATGAACAAAATTACTTAGAATTATATGTTACACATGATGGTGAAAATACATATACTTCTGAATATTTTGTTGATACACATTCTGATGTTGGAATGTATTCAAATACTTTGATGGGTGAATTTGAAGTAGGATTCTCAACAGATTCTGGTTATGGAAATGAGTTAATAGTTGAATATAAAAATGATTCAACAGACAAAATACAACTTAAATCCAAAATAGTTGGATTTGGTACAACAGCTGTTGGAGTTGGAACTTATAGATTCTTAGCACCTGGTCAACCTCCAGGATCTGAACAAACTGCTCTTTATCAGTCTGATTATGCTACTGGTACTGGAACAAGAAATGTATTCTCAATCCGTAACACTGACTTTAATGCAGTTAAGTCTGTTATTGAAGTTAGTGCTGGATCAACCAAAGCATTGCATCAAGTATATTTAATGCATGATACTGGTGATGTTTATACACAACCATCACCATTCATATCTGTTGGTAGTACATCTGTTTCAGATTCTATGTCGGGAATAGGATCCTTCAACGGTAAATTTAATGGTAATCAACTACAACTTGAGTTTATTCCAGATTCTGCATATACAGCTACTGAAATTCAAGTATCTTCATTAAATCTCTGTATGTATGGCCCATTAGATACACTTAATGAATTACTTACTACAGACCTTGACTTTGGTAGTGGAAGAGAAAATCTTAAACTATTCTTCTATAATGCAATTAATGGTGATAGGATTAATAGAAAGAATTTTACATTAACCTCTGAAAGTACTCCAATTTTTGCTAAGACATTTGATCCTTCTTTAACAGATGTAGTTAATCTTACATCAGGTACATTTAACATTACCAATCATTGGTTTAGAACCGCAGAAGAATTAATATACAAACCAAATTCAACATTTGTTGGTGTTGGATCTACTCCAATGCAATATGTAGATAGTGGCGGTGGAATTAATTCATTAACAAGTCCTGTATTTGCTATTAGAGATGGTAGTGATTCATTCCAGATAGCAACTACTAAGACATTAGCACTTGCTGGTACTGGTGTTACATTTGTTGGTATTGGTACAGGAAATGCACATGAATTCCAAATGGCTCTTGCTAATACAAAAGCAGTCATTACTATTGATAATTTAATACAATCCCCATTAGCATATAATCCAATTGCATTCAGTCTTCAGAATAATACAGAAGATATTGATGGTGCTGGAACATTAGGTATAGGTACTACTGCAACCACGTTCTCACTTAGTGGTATTTCATCTCTTGGCCCTGATGATATTGTGAAGGTTGGTGAAGAGTATATGAAGATTCTCAATCTTGGAATAGGTACTGAAACAGATGGCCCAATTACTGGAATTGGAACAACATCTCTTATTCAAGTTGAACGATCATTCGTTGGTTCACCACCATCAGCTCATGCAAATACCTCAACTGTTCAACTTTATAGGGGTTCATATCAAATTGTTGGTAAGGAAATATACTTTACAGATTCTCCTAGAGGAAACCCTCAGGTAGAGAAAGATGCAGGTAATTTACCTTTCCCAACATCATCATTTACTGGACGTGCATTCTTAAGGAATGATTATAATACTAACCAAATATATGATGATATAACAGATGAATTTACTGGACTTGATACAAAATTCAGATTAAGAGTTGGTGGTGCAAATACTGTTGGTCTAGGAAGTACTGGTGGTAGTGGATTAGTTCTTATTGGTAATATCTTCCAGAAACCATCTGCTGCAAATAATCCAGATAATAATTTTGAAATTGAAGAAGACGTTAGTGTTGGAATTAGTAGTGTTGTCTTTACAGGTATAGCATCTGCTACAGGAGATGTTTATATCAGTGATGCTGATGTAAACCAAAACCAACTACCAAGAGGTGGTGTGTTAATTTCTCTTGGATCTACACCAGGATTAGGATATGCTGTTCCAGTACCAGCAAAAGCATATGTTGAAACTGATGCTGCTGGTAGTATTACTAGTATTGTTGGATTCCCAACTGTTGCATCAACTAAGAATCCAATTACAGCTGCAGATTATGATAATGTTACTGGTGAATTAGAACTTACTACACTTAATCCCACTTATTTTGCATCTGGTGTTGTTAAACAAGTTAAATTAGTTGGTCTTTCCTTTACTTGTAATGATAGTTACAACGTATCTAATGCAGTTTATCAACAAACTACTGGTAATTTAGTATTAACAATTGGTGCTAATGCTTTAGGTGTAGGTCAGAGTGTTGGTATTGCAACCAATTCATTAACATTTACATGTTCACAGGATGGGTATTCTTCTTATCACTCATATCCACGTCATGGTACAGATCCTATTGCTGGAATAGCTACACCAATTATTGAAAGAACTGCTGAGTCAATAACCATTAATGTTGGTACTGGAACAGATTCTATACACAGATTTGTAGGTTTAGGAACTGATGCAGTATTAGTTAGAAGTGGATTCTCTGGTGTAACAACTACAATCTATCCTAAGTATCCTGTAGGATTAACAAGTACTAGTGAAGATTATACAATTTTAGATGTAGATGAAAGAGATTACACTCATCAATTTGTAGGTACTGCAACTAGTGCTCTTTATTCTGGTGGTGATTTTGCACATACATTTGTATCTGCAGATAGTAATGCAGTTAATATTACGAGTGGCCCAGAGTCTGGAAATCAAAAGACTCCAAATGGTGGAGATTATAATGCTAATACTGGAGTTCTTACATTAACATTTGGTTCTGCTCATGGTGTTTCTAATGGTAATACTTTAACAATTGATAATGCTTCATTAATTTTCAAATGCTCTAGAGATAATTTCCAAACAGAACATAGATATCCTAGACCAAGTGATCCTGCATATGGACAAACATTAACCGCAACGGTACCAAACGGAACAACTATTGAAGTCCCTGTAGGCACGTCTCCTGCCTCTGAGAAGAACGTAACTGCTGCAACCTATATTCCCGTAACTGGTCAGGTAGAATTGACTGTAGGGTCAGGCCATGGGTATAGTGCTGCATCCCCAATAACAGCAACTAATGCGACTTATACACAGACAACTGGACGATTAGTAGTTACTAGTAATGGTCATGGTCTTGTTACTGGTGATAGAGTCTTATTAACAGATGGTTGTTTAACATTTACTTGTGCAAAAGATAGTAATGCTACAGAACATTCATACCCAAGAGTAAATGATCCTGCTCATGCTAAATGGTTAGCAGTTCATGTATACACTATAAACACATTTACTGTATATGTTGGTGCAGCCGCAGATACTGCAGATCAATATGCACATACCTTTATAAGTGGTGCAACTAATGGTATTCTCAAGAAAGTTGGTAAAACTGTTGGAATCAAGACAGAATCATTAGGATTCAAGTGCTCAATGGATGAGTATGCAACTATTCATGATTATCCACGTTATGGAGATCCTGCAGGGGATGGTTCAGTTATTGGTATAACATCAGTAACTACAAGCACAATTACATTGGATGTTGGTAAGTTACCAAGATATAGATTTACTACTAATGTAGGTGTTAACTCTATACCTCACCGATATCTTGGTAGAGGATATGCACTTCCATGGTATGGAGATGCAACATATGGTTCTGCTTATAGGGGATCTGTTTCTATAGGAATTACCGATTCACCATATGATCATAAATTTGTAAGTGCTACAAGTAATGCTATAGAAATTGGTGGTGATTATGGACATTCATTTGTAAGTGGTTCTAGTGATCTTGCAAACGCAGTATACAGTGGTGGAAATTATAATCATACCTTCGTTAGTGGTGTTACTGATTCTGTTACTAAGGTTACTGGTGGTGGTAAATTAACTCCCGTTGGAGCAGCATACACAGGCTCTACTGGTGTATTGCAAATAACCTTTGCAAATGCTCATGGAATTAGTGGTGGTCAGCAAATTAATATAGACAGAGGTGCATTAACATTTACTTGTGATAGAGATAATAATGCTACAGAACATGCATATCCTCGTGTATCAGATCCTATTGCTGGAGTTAACACTGCAGTTACTGTTCCTACTACAACTACAGTTGAATTAAATGTAGGTTCATCACCTAATGTAACTACTACTATTACTAGTCCATATGCAGAGTACAGTCCTGGAACAGGTATTGTTACCTTCTTTGTAGCATCCCATAATTTCAATTCACCAACTACTCATACAATTGCTGATGCTGGATACAATCCTACAACTGGATACTTAGATTTAACAGTTACAGGCCATGGTTGGCAGACTGGAGAATATGTTAAGATTGCAGAAAATTCATTAAGATTTACATGTGCTCTTGATAATCATGCAACAGATCATTACTATCCAAGATTTAGTTCTGCAGATAAAGATGAAACTGGAAGTCAGTGGTTACCAATTCAGCAAGTAGGTGTTAATACATTTGCTGTTTATGTTGGAGTTGCAGGAGATATAAATGCAGGTATTCATACATTTGTATCAGCATCTCAACCACTTACTAAGTCAGTTGATGAGATTGGAATTAAGACTGATTCATTAGCATTTACATGTGGTAGAGATGATAATCAATCTGTTCACACATATCCAAGATTAGGAAAAGATCCTCTTAATATTTCATACAGTAAAGTTGTTGGTGTTGGTACAACTGGGCCTACTTCATTCAGTATATTTGTTGGAGTAACAACAAATTCAACACTTGATGTACTTGATTCCACTTATGAAGGTGGAAGTGGTGTATTGAAAGTAGTAGTTGGTGAAGAAGCCATGACTGCTGTTACTGCTAACAACAATAGAATAGGAATTGTAACAGAATCTCTTACATTTACTTGCGATAAAGATAATCACAGAACAGATCATGCGTATCCTCGTTTATCGGATCCAGTTGTAGGTATCTGTACAGATGTTATTTCATCTGATGCAAGTTCATTTGATGTATTCGTTGGATCTAGTGTTGGTACTAATGGTGTAATAAATGCATCAATCGTAGAATATAATAAGCATAACTTTATAACTGCTGGTGTAGGATCAATTACTGCAAATGCAGGTGGCCCATTTACAGCAACTACTGGTACTGAATATGATCCTTCAAGTGGAATATTAACAGTAACAACTACAGGAAGTCATGGATTCACTCAATCAGGAATCAATACAGCAAAAGCAGGTACTACTTACAACCCAACTACAGGTATTTTAGAAATTGAGACTGTAGGTGGTGCTCATGGATGGTCAAATGGAGACTTAATTAAGATTGAAGAGAATTCTCTAACCTTTACATGTACATTGGATGGTAATGCTACACAGCATACTTATCCAAGACCTGGTGATCCTATCCATAATAAGTGGATTCCAATTAGTAATGCATCTTTTGCTACTTTCCAAGTTAATTGTCTTAAGAGAGTACCATCTACAAATACTTCAACACATACATTTGTATCTGCAGCTGCTAGTGGAATCCAGAAAGCAAATAATACTGTTGGATTCACTACTGGTGGTTTAACATTCACATGTGCTAAGAACAATCATCTTGATCTTCATACTTATCCTAGACCTAAGAAAGATCCTGTACATAATGCAACCATAGGTGTTGAACAAGTATTTGCTGTAAATAAATTTACGGTTAATGTAGGTAAATCACCATCAGGAACTGGAGCAAGATTAGATCTTAGTGTTGGTGCTGCTGGTACAAATTATATTAATCCTAGTTTAATTATTCCAGAACCTTCATATAGTAATCTTGAAGTTACTGGTATATCAAGATTAGGTGAAGGCCCAACTACAAATACTGGATCAGGTTTCTTAGTTAATGTTGGTATGGGTCAACGTCCTCGTGGAGATGAGCATCAGTTTGTAAGTGCTGGTATCAATTCAGTAACTAGAAGTATTGGTGGAACCTTGACTGTTTCTGATGCTGGATATATTCCATCAACGGGTATTCTTGAATTATCATTTACTGGTGCTCATGGTTTATCAGGTGCTAATACAATTCAGATTGCTAATGATTCTTTAACCTTTACATGTGGTAGAGATAACTTCAACAGTGAGCATGATTATCCACGTACATCAGATCCTGTATCTGGTCAGAGTATTGCTATCACTGAAATTGTAG